GCATTTATATTAAGGAGGAAACATCATGGCTGATGCACAAGAACAAGCTAAAACACAACCTGAAGTTGAACTTGATTTAGACGATGTAAAAGAAACTAAAGTCGAAGTTGAAGAACAACAAAACGAAGAGTCAAAAGAACCAAATTTAAATGTTGGTGAAGTTGATTTAGGTTATGCGGATCACGACAAAGACAAACCAAAAGAAGAAGTCGATGTACAAGAGATCCCGGACGAACGACCAGGAGAAGACAAGACTTTCGAAAACGAAAGAGAAACTAAACTAGATAAGAGAGAAGATCCTGAAGACCTTACTCAAGTATCTGAGTCAGTTAAAAAAAGAATAGATAAACTGACCAGAAAATTTAGAGAAGCAGAAAGAAGAGAAGCTGCTGCTTTAGATTTTGCTAAAGGTTTACAGAAAAAGTACGATGATACTCAAACTAAGTTTGATTCTACAGATGAAAAATATCTGAAGGAGTTCGATGCGAGAGTAGATGCTCAAAGAGAACAGGTAAAGCGTAAGTTAAAAGAAGCAATTGAATCTAATGATGCTGATAAAATCATGGAAGCAAACGATGAACTTACTCAATTAACTGTTGAAAAAGAAAAAGCTAGAATTAAGATGGCTGATAGAGAAGCTAGATTAAAACAGCTTGAAGAGCAGAAAAGCGCACCAAAAGAACAACCAACTCAAGTAACACAGACAGCACAAGCAGAACCTAGCGAAAGAGCAAGGTCTTGGGCTTCTGATAATGCTTGGTTTGGTAATGATAAAATCATGACAAACGCAGCAATGACTGTGCACGAAGATCTAGTGGGCATGGGTATTGATGTAGAAAGTGATGAGTATTATAATGAAATAAACAAGCGTATGAAGGAAAATTTCCCTCATCGTTTTGCTAGTTCAGAGCAACGAAGACCCGTCCAAAAAGTTGCATCTGCTGGAAGAACTCAGCAGGGACGTAGATCTGTGAGACTCACCAAATCACAGGTGGCGATTGCCAAAAAATTAGGGGTGCCACTAGAAGAATACGCTAAATTCGTGAAGGAGGTATAGAATGAGCGATAAAATAAATAGAACTTCACGCGCGTCAGAAGAAAAAAAAGAGGTTAGACATAAACCTTGGACGCCACCATCATCTCTGGATGCACCACCTGCGCCAGACGGTTTTGTTCATAGATGGATAAGAACCGAGAGTATGGGTTTTCAGGATACAGCTAATGTATCTAAAAAAATGAGAGAAGGTTGGGAATTTGTGAGAGCCGAAGAGATTAAGAATCAATTAGGTGATCATGCTTATCCAATCATTGCTCAGGGAACTTACGCAGGGTTGATCGGGGTTGCTGGCCTTGTGTTGGGAAGGATACCTGAAGAGATCGCAAAAAGCCGTGCTGAGTATTTTAAAAGAATTACTCAAGATCAAGTTGACTCGGTTGATAACGATGTTTTAAAGGAACAACGACCGGAGATGCCGATGAATATTAGTCGACAATCTCGCGTAACTTTTGGTGGAGGAAACAAAAATTAATTTTTTGGTAATCACCACTCTAAGTAAATGTTAAACAATAAAGGAGAAAACAACTATGGCTAATGTAGCTGAAAAATATGGTCTAAGACCAGTAAGAAAGTTAGATGGCTCTCCATTTATTAACGCACAAAACAGATACAGAATTGCAAGCGGATACGCAACTGCAATTTTCCAAGGTGACTTGGTAAAACCTGTAACTGGTGGCGGGATCGAAAGAGCGGTAGCAAATACCTCTGATCTTGTCGTGGGCGTTTTTAACGGAGTGTTCTACACAGACCCTACTACTCAGAAGCCTACTTTTAGAAACAACTATCCAGGTGGAGTTGCTGCTAGTGATATTATCGCTAACATCATCGACGACCCGAGTGTAGTTTATTCAGTAGATTCTGATGGAGCGTTTGCGGTAGCAGACATCTTTAAAAACTTTGCAATAACAAACGTAACAGGCAACACGCTATCTGGAATATCTGAGGTTCAATTGGATCACAGTGTTTCTGGATTAACAGTTAGTGGAACTGTACTTCAAGCAGTCGATATTTCGCAAGATACGCAAAATAGCGAAGCGGGAAGCGCGAACGTAGATGTCTTGGTTAGAATATGTAACCATTTCTACGATCAAGGAACAGGAGTATAATTTATGGCTATATCACGATCACAACTAGTAAAAGAACTAGAGCCAGGATTGAACGCACTGTTCGGCCTGGAATATAATAGATACGACAATGAGCATGCAGAGATATTCAATACTGAAACTTCAGACAGAGCGTTTGAAGAAGAAGTAATGTTATCTGGCTTTGGCACAGCAGCAACTAAAGCTGAAGGTGCTATGGTCACTTTTGACCAAGCTTCTGAAGTATATACTTCAAGATACACTCACAATACTGTGGCGTTAGCATTTGCTATCACAGAAGAGGCAATTGAAGATAACTTATACGACAGATTAGCGGGCAGATATACAAGAGCTCTTGCAAGATCAATGGCGCAATCTAAACAAATCACAGCGGCTAATGTATTAAACAATGCGTTTGATACAAGCGGAAGCTTTAATGGAGGTGACGGTAAAGCACTTTGTACTACTGACCACCCATTAGCAAACGGTGGATCATTCAGAAATGAATTGACTACTGCTGCTGACTTGTCAGAAACGTCGTTAGAACAATCATTGATTGACATCGCTGCGTTCGTAGACGAAAGAGGACTTAAGATCGCTCTTCAAGGTAGAAGATTGATAATTCCAAAAGAATTACAATTTACTGCTGAGAGAATCATGAAGTCTCCTCAAAGAGTCGGAACTGCAGATAACGATATCAACGCAATGGCAAATATGGGAATGATACCAGAAGGTTATAGAATTAACCATTTCTTAAATGATACTGATGCATTCTTCATTATGACTGACGCACCAAATGGTCTAAAACACTTTGTAAGATCGCCGATTAAAACTGCGATCGAAGGTGATTTCGACACAGGAAACGTTAGATTCAAAGCTAGAGAAAGATACAGCTTCGGCTTCTCTGACCCTAGAGGAATCTTTGGTTCTCCAGGTGCTGCGTAATATCTAATTACCTAACAATCTAAAAGGGGCGGAGTTTACTCTGCCCCTTTTTTTATATATAATCAAAACAACCTAGAAAAAACTATTATGTCGACTGACTAGGCAGACGGTATAGAGACGACATAACTAAAGCTATACAAAGGAGAATATTATGGCAAATACTACATTTTCGGGACCGGTACGATCGGAGAACGGTTTTATTGGAGCAACGAAAAACTCAACTACAGGTGCATTCACAAATGTATTCGCAATTGACTCAACAGGTGCTTACACAGGTACAAAACTTGTTGGACAAGGAACTGCAGACGCAATCGTCAAAGCAACAGCTGGAACAACTGAGGTAACATTTTCTCAGCCAGATAATTCTATCATTACTTCTATTGATATTGTTTGTACTTCTGCACCTACTTTAGCATCAGCTGGTGACATTGGTTTCAAAGTTGGAACTGCAACAGGCGGAGCACAATTAGTGGCTGCAGTAACTGATCAAATTCTTGATGGTGGAACTACTGTTCCTGCAGGAGCTGGTTACAAGTTAACTTTAATAAACACAACTGGAAGTGATGCATCACCTGCAGCATCTCCAGCATCTAACGTTTCTGGTGCAGCAAGAAATATTTTCTTGCAAATTACAAATACTGTAAACGCAACAGCAAGCGGTAATATGAGATTTATTATAAACGTACAACAGTTTTAATAAACAAAATTAGTGGCTCCTTCGGGAGCCATGAACTAGGAGAACAAATGGCTTTTAAAAGTGATATACAAGCAACAAGATCAATTGCTGCGGCAGGTGCCACAGCTATTATAGAGCAACCAATAAGACTAAGAGGAATTATTGTTGCATCTGACGGCACAGGAGCTGGAACTTTGGAACTTACAACTACATCAAATGCTGGAGCAACTTTGTTTCAAGCTGATGTACCATCTGGAGATGTTATTAATTTTAACTTTCCTGAAGATGGAATTCTTTTTCCAAAAGGACTTTTTTGTAAAACCAAAACTAAAGTGACTGCTTATACTTTGCTTACAGATAAATATTCAGGACCTGGATTAACAGTTTAGGTATTAAATGGATTACTATGCTGATCTAGGTATAGAGATTGATGGTTTCGCTAAAGGTGGAATGCCTTCAAAGAATAAAAGAAACTTTAGATCTACTAAATCAGGTGCAGGTATGACTTCTGCAGGGGTTCGTGCATACAGACGAATGAA